CCTGATAACATAAGCTTTACTTATATGTAATATTAGATTTAATAAATATATATAAATAAGAATTATTAATTATGACAGTTTGTAACAATTTCTTGACTTTTTCCTGGTTTTCTGATATATACAGCCCCCTGAAAATTTTACCTGTACTAGTACAAATGTACTACCACAATCATAATAGGCTTGCGCCCGACTTTGTCAATGCTTTTGTAAACGATTGCGACAAATATCTTGATATCAACAATTTTACCAGGTAGGCGGGTTTTTCTTGAAATAAATGCTATATTAGATATATACAAATTAATTCCAAATTTTATGCAACATTCAACCCTCTAATATAAAGAGAGACTACAACAAATAAAACGAGCTACGGGGACTAATCCTTAGAAGTTTAGAACAGCACCAATTAACAATGTGCGTTACCTCTAATGTGACCCAAACCGCAGCACCGAACGGCAACTAGTAGGGTGAGACTGAAGGGGCGACAGCATCAATGAGGGACTGTAGCGAAGTGTATGATAGGATGCACGTGAACGGAGGGGAGCGATAACCGACAGCTTCGAGCCAGATAGCACTAAAGGCTGGCATTTACCTGGAAACCAAGGGATTCGTGTGCCTATCCACAATCATCGAGTCCAAATAAATGTTTCCAAAACACGCAATTATTAAATAACGTCAGTAGGCTAGCACGATGCGAGCCAACTCGCCTTCTAAGTGGGAACACTTCAGAATGAGTTGCTAGACATTGACTTTCATGC